TCTACCTTAGTCATCCTATTCTCCTATTCCTCGGACCTGTGCTAGGGTCCACTCGCCTTGTAGTTCCTGGACGTACTTGTCTCCGCACTTAGTGCATCGGTGTAGTACGAGAGTCGCTCTTATGCCAGTCGTGAACGGGGCGGTTATGTTGATAGGGCAGACATGTATCTCCTTGTACGTATGTTCATGGACCGGTTTGACTAGTCCCATGCTCCTCATTAGTTCCAGTATCTCTAGCACGTCTATCTCCTAGCCATATTTCGCCTATGACGTCGCCTGTGAGCGGACATTTCCACATTATGACCCAGGCCTCGTCTCGCTTTTCGAATGCAACTCCGAGTTTTTTGTCTTCGGAGCCTACGTAAGGATGAACGTATCTACATGCCGGGCACTGCAGTCCCGTCTTTCCGAAGGCGTCACGCCGAGCGATTCCCTGCGAGTGCTTGTATTTCAGGTAGTCTGAGAATTCTCCGCCCCGGATTCTACCCATCTGACCACTCGTGGGGCTCTGTTACTAGTCGGTAGTCGCTGAACCTATACCAGGCCACTGCGAACCAGAGCCACCATACTCGGACTGACCTGATTTTATTACCCCATCTGTTTGTGTGCTTGCCTGGTTTCTTCTGGAATTCTGTGTCTATACAGACCGTAACAGTCATTGCGTAGGGCTCTCTGGTTCGGCTGTTCTTCCTCTATGGTGTGAGCAGCCCTTACACTTGCATTTGCAACCGCCAGGACACGCGCACTCAGCACTTATGCTGTCCGTACAGCACTTGAGTACTATCCTTTTGCGTCGTAGTTTAGGTCTATTACGTCTAGGCACGTGGTGGGACTCCTAGCTTTGCCCAGGCCCTAATTTCCCGCTCTGGGTGAAAGCCTCCGAGCTCTCGGAGAGGGATCACGATCTCTCCATTTTCGTTGAGCTGGTGGCACGGGATATCTGGTCTTGCCCAGCATCGTCCGCAGTTGACTCTCTGAACGTATAGTACGTACTCTTCCTCAGTAAGTGGTTCTGGGTCTATAGGCGCTCCGGCAGCTCCTATGAAAAAGTGTGCCATTACATCTCCTTATTTCCAGGGCGTTTTAAGGGCCCTGAATTCGTCTACGATCTCTAGACGCCTACGGAAGTTTTCTGTTGGGATCTTTGTGCTGCCTCCTGTACTGGGTAGCATGAGGTTTGCGAATTCTATTCCCAGGATTGCTTGATCGTACTTGATTACGAGCCAGGGTAGTATGTCTGTTAGCATGTACCTTATCTTAGGGGAGCTATAGAGTGTCCGGTGGAAGCATACGTGCTTACCGATGGGCGGCTTTATTCTGCCTCCCCAAATGTCTCGGAATACTTTCAGCGGTTCTTCTATTCTTTGCGGAAGCATTACCTGCAGTCTCGGAGCTCCTCCTGCGGTGTAGGCTCCTATCGAGCCCTCTCCGTCGAAGAACCCGGCACAGTATGCTAGCGTTTTATTCTTCGTCCAGTTCCTCTTCGTCGTCATCTCTAGGCTTGACTGGCCAGTCTGGTCTTCGCCCACTGAAGTATATGTCCGTCTCTTTAACGTTTAGTACCTTACGTCCACACTGGCAAATTGTGGCTAGGAGTTTACCGTTCTTGATAAGGCTGTAAAGATATGGAGCGTATACGGGCCTGATCTTGGCGTAGGCAACAGGTGTCATGTACTCCTGGCCCTCTTGGTCGAAGGCCATCATACTCTCGATCAGCTGATCGAAGTTTGGGCTTTCATCCGGCACTTGAATGACACCTTGCCTTCTTGCTTATTCGTCCTAATCTCTATCTCCAGGCCTAGCTTTTTTGCCTGATATCTGAGACGGTGAGTAACTGTGTTGAAGTCTTCTGGCGCCACGTAGCCTGATTGCCACTCGCCTGACTCGACTGCCTGTTCTAGTTCGTTCGTAAAGTCTGATATAGTCACCCTCGGCCTCCTTGTACTTTTATTATATAGCAAGATCATAGGCAATATCAAGAGTCTTCAATTAGGAGTTCTTGCATCTCTATGGTTTCTTCTAGACTAGGCAAGAGGTTCATGAGTCTGACTCCTATCGAGCTGCCTATTTTGCTAGCCTCGTAGTTCAAGGCGCTTCTTACCTTGTCTAGATCTGTACGGATAGGTACTTCGAGCTCTACTAGATATGTGACCTTCATCTGTACTCCGCCTTCTTTCCGCTTTGCCTTAGGGCAATATCAAGAGGTTTCAATTGGGCGTTTTTGTCCGCAAGTTGGGCAGCTTCCTTCTTGTCTTCTGACCTCTTCCTGGACCTTCTTTCTTATCCATGCACTTACGGTCAGTCCTTCTCGAAAGGCCATATCCTTCACGGCGTCTACTGTCTGGGTCTTGAATCTGATAGTCGTAGGCTCGTTCATTCCTATTTCGCCTGATATCTTGGGTGGCGATGATATGCCCCATTCCCTTTTCACTTCAGCGTCTCTTCCCCAGTGGCGCTTGATCAGCTCCCTTAGGCCGTCGTCGAGGTAGGGGATCTGCTCCTCGTATTCGACTTTGATGACTACGCTATATCCTACTTCTATCATCTGTACTCTGCCTTCTTTCCGCCCCACCCTAGGGCGATACTAGACTTTCCTAGTTCCCGAATCTCTACTCGTTGACGAGTAAGCGGTATGGGATCGAAAGGTTCGTCGTGGCGTGCCGCTTTGCAGACCAGTTCGTCGTTTTCTATGGTCATTCCCATGTCGATCGCGCCCAAGAGGGAACTGTGACCTCGGTACCAGCTAGATATAACCTTGGCGCCTCCTGCAGAAACCGTGCTTTCCTTGGTGGAGTGGTGTACTAGTAGGCTAGTAGTATCGTGCTGTTCGTATATCCAGTCGCAGGTTTTAATGACCGCACCCATGGCTCGGACGTCGTTTTCGTCTGCGCCTTCTGTATTCCGTTGTAGAGTATCCCAGATTATGAGGCCCTGTTCGGGAATATGTGGCTGTAGGTCCTTCTTGACGCGTTTAAAGTCTAGCATGTTCGTCGCGCCGCAGGCGAAAGTTATCTCGGCCGTCGGGAAGTTATGCCATTTCCGCCATGCTAGGACGCGACCGGGTAGCGTGCCCTTAGCTTCGGATAGTATGTATAGGACGGATACCTGTCTTGACGATATGCCCATCCAGTCTAGACCTGCGGCGAGGCTCATACCCATATCGAGTGCGACTAGTGATTTACCCAGTTTCGGCGGCGCAGCAAGCATGCACATGCCTTCTGGTAGTATCCCCTCGATGAGATATGCCTGGGGCGGTATGTTCATCACGGTGTCTTCGGTGAAGAATTCGAGGGCCATCAGGCTACCTTAGGTCCTCTTCCGTGATGGGTATGACGTTTCGGGCTATTCTGTCGTGTAGTTCTTCGCCATTTCTGCAGGCTCGGCATCGTTCTTCGTAGTGATTTTGGTACAAAACGACTGGTTGTTCGTGCTCTTCCAGCGTATCCCAGTCAAAAATCCGCCGATTCGTGTGTATTTCTAGCGGATCCTGGAGAACCTGCGCTTCAGTTACTAGGTATCCATTGTCCTTGTGCGTTGTATCTGTCCACCAGACGTTCGTTCTGGCTATAGTCAAGTGCGTATGGACCTCAATTGGCTTCCACTGGCCGAGGTTATCGCCGATATCGAGCCGATTGCTTATGTCTTCGCTTGCAATGAAGCCGTCTACACACCATCTGAAGCAGTTGTGATAGCCTGAAACTTCGTTCATGGCTTCTACGAGGCGGTCGTTAACTTGTTGCCTGATAAATTTGCCCAAAATAGGGCGGTAGTACCTATTCCTAGGCAACGTGCTGGAAAACTTTCCTGGAACTATTGTTCCTGCGAGCTTAACCAGAAATTCGGCAGGATCGTTGGCTTGTACGAGCTCTTGCCTTGCTCCCCAAATATGGTCTGTGAAGGGTTTGAGTTCGGCGAAGTGAGCCATTTCGGATAGGTAAGCACTCCTGATGTCATAGAAGTAAACAGGGCTACTTGTATGTCCGAAGACGTTATATCCTTGAAGATTTCCAGGCTCACGTTTGCGTACTCCGACACAGGGTACCTTTCCCAAGTCTATCTTGAGACTTCTCCATAGGCCATCTGTCAGGCTAGAGCATCTACTCCAGGCTTGCTGATCTGCTCTAAGCCCAACAGCGTCTAGGGAGGCTCTCGTACGAGTCATAACCTCGACCAGGTCACGGGTCTTATATAGAGTTCTCAGTTGGGGCCAGTTGACCTGGAACATTCCCTTCACGTCGTGTATGGTTATGGACCTGCCGTGCTGATCTCTTATCCATATACTGCCTCCGAGGTACATGTCTTCCTTGACCCGGAGCTTAATAATGAATGCTCGACCGTCGGGGTACCTTTTGATCATGCGGCGTTGCAGACGTAGGAACTTGTCCGGACCGCTTAGGTTCCAGGTTAGCGCCCGAGCAATCGCGTTGATATTGCCGTAGGTTACGGGGACGCAGTCTTGGTACTGCTTGCACAGTGCCCAAGGGTTACCTGTAAACTCTACCGCTACGAAGGGCTTATTGTCTGCCCTTGAGCGTTTAGTGCTGGTAGAGGTTCTCGGAGCTAGTTTAGCTACTTGCTGCATTTAGTCCGAGACCTCGAGCTCGCGATCCGTAATCACGACCGGCTCGGATTCTTCTCCGGCTACGTGCTGCCACTGCTGGATGCGCTGCTCTTTGAGTCCTGGCGGTTCTTCGGGACGAAAGTAGGCTTCCCATAGAAGGGCCCGGTTGTGAGCTAGATTGTCCAGTAGGCTAGGATTGGCTTCGACGGCCCGGATCCAGGTGAGCTCGAACCAGGGGTTCGGGTAGGCCTCTGTAGGAGCCATCATTGATCGTACGGCTTCGAAGATCTGACGGCGGAAGGCTCGTCGCTCTCCTGCGGAGTATGACGAGCCCGCTAGTGAATCGTCGAAGAGCTGGCGCATGCCTGGTAGGCGCTCAAGAGCTATGAATCTGCGAGTGAGCCATTGCCATTCTCTGTTGCTGACTGGACGGTGTTCAGGCATCCGACTCGTCTCTCATGTAGAACTGCACCTGTATACCTTTTCCGTTCTTCCGAGTGTGGCAGGCTAGGCCTAGGTAGCGCGCCTTAGCGTGCATAGCTGTCTGCATACTGAAGAGGGTAAGCTCTTCTCGGAAGTCCTCGCCTTGGTCGAGTTGCCACGCCTTAGCATGAACTCCTTCGCATCGCCTTGGCGCTGCGCAGGGGGTTCCGTCTATGTCTAGAAGGAGATCCCATCTATAGAGGGGTCTCCTGCCCACTACCTGATCCTGCGGTCAGGATGTCCGGCGACATGGTCGTGCCTTAGGTAGTCGGAACGCCTTTGGGCGGCATCGGGGTCTGCTAGGGTCTGGTCCGTCTCCTTGAATCGATGCTTGTGTTTACAGCGATCTATGGGGCACTGGACGTTGACGAAGCCTCGCTCCATGCTCTCAATCTGTTCCATCGTTCCTCGTAAATCTGAATTCGACCACGTCGGGCCGAGGGGATCCTGTAGTTACTTTCATTCCGTATGCCCGTGCGCGTTGGTGTAGGGCGTTTTGGAAGCCTAGTACGGTACACGTGAAGTCGTCACCTCTTGTGGCGCTCCAGGTGGATCCGTTTGTCCATTCCTCCCAGGGATAGAACATTCTGCGCCTAGGCTTTTCAGATTCGATCTGTTGCGCCACGCAGCCTCCGTTCTTCTACAAGTTGTACATAAGAATATTATATAGCAACCTACATGAGGGCTACACGTGATACCATAAATCTTCCCAAAATATACCTAAGCTAGAGGTCGTTGCCGTTCGCAGAGGGCTTACAGTATAATTAGACATAGAGGAGGCCATATGAGCGACGACCACGCACGACAGTGGTACTTCGGTCCTGGCGGCGATACTGATTCATGCTCCGGTACGATCGATGACTATACCGGTCACATGACTCAGCCTGCGGCTCTTGCACAGATCGCCGCTGAGGAAGGACTCTTCCGCGCTCCGGAGGGTCAGTATGGTCTTGGTCCTCGGCCTCAGAGGACTAGACCATGACGATCCAGCACGGAAGGCGATGGTACGGTCGAGGATCTGAAAGCTCTCGACAGAGCGGCCAGATTAGGAGTTATAACCCCAGAGGCGGGGTGCCTAGCTCCAGCAAGAGCTCGCAGAGGAAGTCACCGTCGGTCGGACGAAGTCGACAGCTGGGAGTTTCGTCTGGACGGGCGAAGACGTCTGCGGGCGTACGACGCATCACCAGGCAGGTGGGCGCCCTTGGAGGCGGCCGCCGTAGGGCAAGAAGGAGATGGGGATGACCGACGCGCACGCACAGCAGTACTACTTCGGGTCCGGCGGCGAAACTGCCGCTCAGACCGGTCCGATCACGAACTACGATTCAGGTTACGCCGACGACGCCGGCTTCGGCACGGACCTTCGGCGGGGCATGGAGTCTCACAACGACGGCGACAACGACACCGACGACATCGGCAGCTACGTGGCTCTGAACAAGCCGCAGGGCCCGCCGTACTACGGCAATCAGCAGCCTCAGCCTTACGCCGGCTAGTCATGGCTGACGCCGATGCGCAGTTTTACGGTACCGGACCTCAGTCGGAGACGGATAGACAGAGTCACCCCATCAATGCTTGGGGCGCTTGTCCGTCTTCAGGCATGTGGCCGCAGGCCGTGCCGAATCCTCAGGCTGAGGACACGAGCGGCCTAGGTTCGTACGTACCGATCAATCTTCCGCCTGTGAATGGTCCTAGGGCTGCGGACGTTGTAGGGCCTTGGAGCCTGGTCGGCGATAACTCTCAGGGTGGCGGGAGCATGTATGGATAAGGTGCAGGCCTGGATTCTCGTAGTCGAGGTCGGAATTATCGCCCTCGTTTACCTGATCAACCTTCTCCACAAGTAGGAGCTCGGTGCAGCAGATTGACCGACTAGAGGGGCGGTACAGCTTCTCGCCCGATCCTTCCTTCGGGGAGGATGGCGGGGAGCAGCTTGAGTATCCCGTCGACCTCTTGCGGTTGATCGACAATCCGGTCGGGCCTGACTGGTTCGTGACGTACCTTTCAGGTCTCGATCGGGCTGCTCTTGCTTCTGATGACCCGCACGATCGGGTCGTCCTGAGTAAGAACGATCCTCTCCTGTTCTCCTTGATCTACTTGATTGAGCACTTGAGGTCGGATGAGACTCATAACCGACTTTCGTTCGCCGACTTCCACCGGGAGCTCATCGAGGCGGCTAAGGATTGGGTGCACAAGCCTGATGGACCGCGTGAGGCGCGTGACTGTTACGTCGCTCCTCGAGGCGTTGGGAAGTCCACCTGGCTCTTTACGATACTACCTGTCTGGGCGGCTGCGCATGGCCACATCAAGTTCATCGTCGCCTTCTCGGATAGCGCGGATCAGGCTAAAAATCACCTGGCCACGATTCGTGGGGAGTTTGATACTAACGATCTTCTTCGTCAAGACTTTCCGCTCCTCTGCGAGCCGAAAGTCAGACGAACTGGCGGAGCACTTGCGAAGAAGACCGTCAGCGCCCGCGTAGACCAGATCGAGCAGGCCAACGACTTCATCATGAAGGCTAAGGGGTCTGGGACCGCTGCTCGTGGTTTGAAGAGCGGTAAGCGTCGACCCGACCTGATTATTCTCGACGATATCGAGCCTGGTGAAGAGAAGTACTCGCCCGCCGTGATGGCTCAGCGCCTCCGGTGGATGCTTGAGACTGTTTTTCACCTGAACGAGCACGCTCGAGTCATCATCGTTGGTACCGTTACTGCTCCCGGCTCGATTATGCACCAGATGGTCGAGTCGGTTCTTCATCCGACTGACGAGACGCCGGAGTGGATCGAAGAGCAGCGAATCAAGGTTCATTACTATCCACCGATCATTCTGAACGATGATGGTACGGAAAGGTCTTGCTGGCCCGCTAAGTGGCCGATCGAATACTTGAAGCAGTACGAGAATACGCGGGAGTACAAGAAGGAGTTTCTTAACCAGCCCGTGTCTCCTACCGGGGATTACTGGTCAGACTCTGATTTCCTCATCGAGGATCTCCCGACGGTCTTTGACGTACTGGTTTTTGACCCTGCTGTTACGGATAATGATCACTCCCATGCTACGGGAATGGCTATCATCGGGTTTAATACCGAACGTAGAGCAGCGGTCGTCAAGTTTGCTACGACTTTGAGGCTTCCTCCGGCTAGGTTGCGCGATACGGCGCTGTGGTATCTCGACCAGTACCCTGAAATTGGACTCGTACGCATCGAGTCGAATCAGGGCGGCGATACCTGGAAGTCAGTTTTCCATGATATTCCTGTTCGGGTCGAGCTTTCCTGGTCGAAACTGCCGAAAATCCTGCGGGTAACGCGACTTTTGAATGCGTATCAGCGCGGTAAGGTATACCACTACCGTTCTTTGAACAGGCTCCAGCAGGAGATGTGCGCGTATCGCGGTGACGATAACGACTTGATTGATGCGGTGGAGATCGGCGTACGGAAATTTATCACTCCGCCTAAGCCCAGGACAAGCGGAGGGACGTATTCTTACGGTAAGCGCACTCCGGATAGGCTTCTAGCCGGAATGGGAGAAGGATGAAGCTTGGCCGTTGGAATTGCTACCTATGCCCAGATAAGTCTTTCGTCTACGCTCGTGACCTTGTCTCGCATCTGGACGAAGTTCACAACGTATACGGATATCTTTCTCGACTGTGCGCCTCGGGGGGTCGAAGTGCCTTGTCCGCGCTGTAAGAAGAAGGTCGACAAGAAGCACTGTAGTTCACCGACCTGCTGCTGGGGCATCTGTGTGGTCTGCAGCGTGATCTTTGACTCGAACGGTAGGACAATGGTCTGGAACGGAGCTACTAGATGAGCGTATTGGCGAATGCTGTCTCGGTAGGGACTACACCTACGCTCATATGTTCAGGTGTGGGCTGGGCTCTTCTCCAGAATCTAGGATCCGGCGCCGTGACCGTTGGAGGACCAGGTATTACTACCTCGACGGGTATACAGCTTCCGGCTACCATGACCTCGCCTATATCGCTTCGTCTGTATGGCGAGTCTGACGGTGAAGGCGATGCACTGTACGGCGTAGTAGCCAGTTCTACTTCTAGCGTTGCATTTCTCCTGCTCGCCTTCGCGATGTGAGAGGCTAGTACATGACAGTCGCGACCACGAACGGTGCCATGATGAGTGGCAACCAGTTCTTGGGCATGGCTATTCCCGTAGAGCGGCCCGAGCCCGAAGATGAGCCGGGTGCGGATCTTAAGAATGGCGTGATGGAGCTCGGTCAGGCTCAGCTCAGCTACGCTAAGGCCGCGGCGTATTACGACGGTACTCAGCCTGAGTTCTTCGCTTCCTTGCGTCTTCGTATTGCGATGGGCGCTACGGGTGTCATCTTCAACTTCAACTTCGCCAAGCTGCCTGTGGATGCGGTTGCTGAGCGTCTCGAAATCGCTGGTATATCATGTGCTGATCAGGCTACCCTGGACATGCTCAGGGAAGCCTGGCATTACAATCAGCTGGATCTGTTCGCACCGGACATCATGTTGAAGGCTTGTGAGTTCGGTGACGCGTATGTCTTTGTCTGGCCTCACGCAGGCCCGGATACCGGCAACGATGACGCTGATCCGAACGCCAGCGGCGTCCCGGACGTAGACATCTTCTACTGTTCGCCTCGTATCATGCGGGTTTTCTATGACGACGAGGATGAGCACGAGAAGCAGTACGCGATCAAGAAGTGGGAAGACTCCGCTACCGGATATACCTTCGCCAATCTGTACTACGCGGATCGTATCGAGAAGTACATGATGGCTCCGGAGCCTGTAGCGACGAGTGGGGCTAAGCCTCGCTGGATGAAGCGCCTCGATCCGGAGGATGACGGCGAGTGGCCCCTCCCGAATCCGTTCGGCGAGATTCCTGTCTTTCACTTCCGGAACGGACTGCCTTATGGAAACCCCGAGCACGGAGATGCTTATGGACCTCAGGACGCGATCCATAAGCTGGTCATTTCCCACATGGCCTCCGTTGACTATAATGCTTTCCCCCAACGATGGGCGATCCTTCAGGAAGGTTACGATACTTCAGAAGCTGCATTTGGCGACGAAGGTGATTACGCTTTCAGCATCGACACAGGAGCTACGCTCGATACTGGAGTGGATCCTAGATCCCAACTCACCGCAGATCCCGCCTCCCTTTGGTTCATGAAAGGCGTTAAGCAGTACGGTGAGTTCCCCGCTGCTGACCCCAAGGCCTTCCTGGGTCCGTTTAGCGACTACATCCATGCGATGGCAGTTGTTACTCAGACTCCGATGCACTTTCTCGACCCAATCGTATCCAACGTCTCTGGCGAGTCTCTCCGAGTGATCGAAGCTCCGTTCGCCAAGAAGGTCCGTAAGCGTCAGTTGTACTTTGGCGCGACGTGGCGCGACCTGTGGCGATTCGTACTCAAGATCATGGATAGGGATCAGAATATTCCCGTCCATGTGTCTTGGGTGCCTGCGGCGACTGTTAACGACTTGCTGACTCTGCAAGCTCAGCTGATCAAGGCACAGCTCGGGGTCCCCCCGAGGCAGCTCCTTGAGGAACAGGGCTATACGCCAGAGCAGCTTGATTCTTGGGGTATAACGTTGCAGACGTTGACCCAGGCGCCTCCGACTCTACAGGTTGAAGGGTCAGAGGCTGATGCACCAGGAGTGGAGGAGGAGTGATTCTTCCTTCAGAAAGGAAAGGGCGAGATGCCTGACACGAAGGAACCGATCGGGTATTTTCAGGGCCGACCGGTCTACGTAGGTGAGGATGGTCAGCAGTATGCCGGACCTGCAGGGTCTGCAACGGGGCCTAATGCAAACGGAGGGGCCTCAGGGAACGACGACATCACCGAAACGGATGAGTCCTCGGACGATTCCGGACAAGGTGCTGGAGGCGCCGAGGGGTCCGGTTCCGAGGGCGATCCGGCAGAAGGGTCATCGCCGGCCGAGGGCGTGGATGGTGCATCCGCGAACTCTGGCGGCGGTAAGCAAGGGACGGGACAGGGCGACGGACAGGCCGACCCAGAGCTAGGCAAGCTTAAGAGTGCGCTGGTCAAGGAGCGTGAAGCTCGGAAGGCCGCTGACAGACAGCTTGCAGAGCTTAGGAAGCAGCACGCGTCCACTGAAGAGAGACTGGTTATCGAGGCGAAGGAACAGGCGTCAGCTGAGGCGGAGGAACGCGTGAAGCTTCCTCTAGTCAGAGCGCTGGCGTCAGCCGAACTTCGGGCAGCTAACGTACAGGGACCGACAGCTCGTCTCGTGGGCCTGCTTGATCTTTCTAAGGTCACGCTCGACGACGATGGCGATGCGGTAGGGCTCACGGAGCAGATCGACGCGCTTCGTGAGGAATTCCCGAATCTATTCGCGGCGGCGACAGCTAACGGCGGGAGGCCGCGAGCTGGAAACGTTAACGGTGGGTCCGGGTCGTCGAACGGTAGGCAGCAGGACAAGGGCGGCGGAGGAGCTCCGAAGCCCTGGTATGAGCAGCTGGCAGATCAGGTATTGAATCCTGGTACAGCTTCCGGTGTGGCTATGAGATAATGGTCCAGCAGGTCTGGGCCCTAATTAAGGAGGCGAAGCGTGGCTCAGTCCACGTTCACCAACTGGATTCCGGTTGAATACGGGGCCCAGGTCATCCAGAAGGTCACGCAGCACAGTGCTGTGGAGGCTTACGGCCAGAACGTCTTCATGACCTCTGCATCGCGATACGTTTCGCGTGACGGTGGTGTGACGGCTGCGCTGGTTCAGAAGGGCGCTACTTACACTGCGGCGGGTCAGGGTGACAACAACCTGAACAACGCCGTCCTGCTGACCGCGGGCAAGTGGGGCACTGAGGTCGACATCGCCGAGGAAGACATCATGGATTCCCTGGCGGACATCATCAACAGTAAGTCGAACGCCATCGGTACGGCTCTGGCGAAGGTGTACGACAACGCTTCGCTCGGTCTGAACGCCGCACCGGGCGCTTCGAACGCGCAGACCACTTCGGTTTACTACGGCCTCTCGCAGACCGACGCGAACACCGGATACACGGGCGGTGCGAACGTTCTTGCTACTGGTTCAGGCACCGCAGGTCTTCCGACCTACTCCCAGTTCTCGACTGCACTGTCCTACGTGGAACAGGGTGACTACTTCAACGAAGAGGACATGATCTGCATCGCTCACCCGTTCTTCCGGAACGGTCTACGGCAGGTCAAGGACTCACAGGGTCGTCCGATCTTCCAGGAGTCGAGTGCGGGCTTCCCGGGTGGCGGCACTGCTGCTTCGCCGGACCTGATCTTCCGCGTGCCGGTATTCTGGAGCCTAGGTGCTGTCGTGACCTCCGCTCCGACGTCGGCTCTTCCGGCTAACGGATACACGGGT